GCCAGCGCCGCCGCCACCGCCGCCGCAACCTGGACCGCCCGCGCCGCCCAAGCCGCCAATGCCGGTGTTGTTTGAGCCGCCACCCGATCCGCCGGTAAACCAAGGCGAGCCGCCCAGAAGCGAACACTGACCGACAGAGCCATCGTTTGACCCCGCCGCCCCGCCTGCGATGGTCGGAAGGATGCTGCCGCCCGTGATGGCCCCGCCCGCGAAGTTCGCCGAAGTCGTGCCGCCACCGCCCGCGCCGGGGGTCGTGGTCATGCCGTTTGCGTAGGCCGTCACCGACACGCCGTTTGCGCCCGCCACAGCGCCACCAGCGCCACCAGCAAGGCCCGCAATGGTTGTCCAGCGCCCAATACCCGACATGGCCGCGCCTGCCGTTGTGGCGATAGCCCCTGCGGCCCCTGCGGCCCCTACAGACAAGCCGGTCCCGTTCCCGCCGTTGCCGCCCTTGTTGGCCCTGAGAATTGCCGAACGGGAAGAAACGGTCGTGCTGCTGTCAATGCCAATGAAGCTTTCGCCCGCGCCGGACAATAAGATGTAAAGCACATCGCTGGGGATGCGAAGCGCGGGAATGATGATACCCGACGATGCTCCCGAACCTCCACCACCACCGCCGCCACCAGCCGCCGCCGCCGCGCGGGTGAAACCGTTGCCGCCATTGCCGCCAGCGCCGCAGAGTTGGATATCCAGCGCAATGCACCCATAGGGGATTTGCCAGACATACATCTGCGACCCGCCGCGTGGGCCTTGGAAGTATTCCGAGTTCCCCGGAAGGGTCGGAAGGCCGAACGGGCGCGTCATGCGGTGTATTCCAGGATTTCAGCCGCGACCACGTAGCCCCCGGCAACCGCCGTCCCGAGGGTGACGAAGATCGAGTAGCCCGAAGGTAGCGCCATGTTGATCGGAATGACCTGCGTGGCGTTCAGGGCCGCGACTTCGGTGTTGGTCGTCGCCGGAAGGGACGCTTCCCGGATTTTCATGTTGTTGGTCGCGGTGGTGTTCGTCGTGTTCCGGCAAAGGAAAATCCGCATGACCGAGGCAACGTTCGTCCCGCGCGGGTCCACCGTGATGTTGCGCAGCCATGCCCCATCGGTCGGGGCTGTGTAGGTGACTGACGTGCCGTCCGTCTTGAGGAAATCGACGGTGCCCGTGCCATCCTTCGCCGTGTTCGCGGCGGTGACGCCGTTGACATAGGCAATGACCGGGATGCGGCCAAAGATCGGGTTGACGTTCTGTGCCATTCTAAAGCCTCGCTAGGCCCTGACGGCCCGCCATGATGTGACCCCAAGGGACTGTCGATGATCCGCCACCGGGAACGTTCACGGTGACGGTCGTGGTGCCGGTTGCCGTGACCCCGGCCCCGGTGAAGTTGATCGTCGTGACGGCGGTGGAAAGGGTGGAACCTTCATCCTGCACAGTGAGCGAGCCACCCCCGCCGCCCGACGCGGCAATGGTCAGCGTCCGTGTCGCCCCGGAACTCCCCGGCGTGATGGTGACGTTCGTCCCCGCAATCAACTCCGCCTCGACCTGCGCCCTCGCGGCGCTGTTGAAGTCGGTAATGGCCGTTGATGCGATAGCGATGGTCGTGTTGCCCGCCGCCGTCGTGCGGCCCTTGCCGTCCACGGTGAAGGTCGCAACTTGCGTGGCCGAGCCGAAAGCCCCGACGTTTGCGTTCACCGTAGCAAGTGTGGTGGCGAAGGAACCCGCGCCCGAGCCGGTCACGTCGCTGGTGAGCGTGATGGTCTGGTCGCCGGAGTTCGTGCCGGTCAGGCCGAGGTCTGTTTTCAGGGTGGCAAGGGTTTGGACTTCTGGCGCACCGCTGCCTGCCGTTTTGCGGTAGACGACAGAAGCCGTCGCCATGTTGGCTTGCTTTGCAAGCGTCACGGCCCCCGCCGCGATGGTGCCAGCGCCGCCCGAAGCCGCGAACGACACGTCACCCGACCCGAAGGCAGGCAGCCGCGCCGCTGGCAACGTGCCGGTGCCAAGGTCTGCCGCTGATCCGCTGGTGGCGACGGTAGCAAGCCCAAGCAGGGTTCGCACCTGCGCAGCACTCAAAGCCTCTGGAACGCCCGTTCCTGCCGTCGCACGGCCCAAGATGGTGCTGGTGGCTAGGTCCGCCATTTTCGACAGGCTCACCGCCGCCGCGTCAATGGTCCAGGTGGCCCCCGAACCCGATACGGTGATGTCGCCCTTGTCGCCATCCGCAATGCTTGACGACACAACCAAGTCGCCAGCGCCGAGAATATTGGACCCGTTGACCGTCTTGATGTTCGCGCCGGAAACCAGCGCAACCTGTTTCGCATCCAGCGCGGATTGCAGATCGGTCTGCGATGCCAACGTTCCGGTGATGGCACCCCATGCTGCGGAGGACGTTGCGGTGCCCCAGACGGTCGCAAAGTCGCTGTCCGACGACTTGATAAGCGCCTGACCTGCCGTGCCGCCTGGGGGCAAGTCCCGACCGGGCTGCACTGTTACAGTCGGCGCGACTTCGCCCTCAACGACAATCGGTCGCTGCGGCCTGCCGGGGATGATTACGGTCATGGCTTAAAACTTCTTCGTGACCTTGATGCCGATCTTGCCCTTCAAGGGGCTGCCCGTCGGCTTGACCTTGACCTTGGTCGGGGCAGGACTGCCCTTGGACGCGCCGAGCGTCTTGCCGTAGCGGTTTTCAACCGCCGCCATGCGGTCGGATACAGGCGATTTTGCCATCAGATTACTCCATACATGCGGATCGTGCCGCTGGTGATGTTGCCGCTGGAAAACAGAAACCGGATTGCGTCGGTGTCTTCTGCGGAAAGGCGAGCGCCCCCGCCTGACAGGTGAACCATCGCCCCCGAAGTGTTCCAATAGGTCCACTGGCCCCTCATCTCCGTGAAGACGGAGGCAGACGGTGCGCCAGTCACATTAAGCAGCCCCGAAACTCCGTATTCAGCCGCCGCATTGCCGATCTTGACGACGGTTGTCATGAGCATCGCGGTATCGCCCGCGCTGGCCCCGGTTGTGGCCGATGCGGCTGACGTGCCAGCGCTGCCCCATGCGTAATCCGATGCCCCCGCATCATAAGACGATCCGGCGTCAGTCGATGTCCGCAGATAGAAATCAACGTTGTCCGTCGCGGGCTTCACATTCGCCAACTCGAACTCATACCGGCGATAGACGGCATTGTTGAATTCGGTGAAATCCAGCGTGGCGCTGGCGCTGGCCGTCTTGGTGGCAAGAAGAACCCGGTCCGTTCCAGCGGCCCATTCCGGCGCGGTGGCCCCGCTGTTCATGCGCAAAAGTTGCCCTGCCGTCCCTTTGGCAAGGCGCTGGAAATCCGCAGAGCCGCGATAGATGATATCTCCCTGCACCGTCGCTTGATCAACCACGGGGATTTCGCGCCAAGCGCCCCACGTCGAAGTGGTCATCCGGCGGCGGAACACGCGGTTGCTGGTCGCGTGGTGCAACTCCATCATCGCCGTCGCACCGGCCTGCCGCCACAACTCGATCAGCCCGGTATCGCCTGCCGCAACCCCCGTGGGATATGTGCCCGTGGTTGTGCCGTCGAAGCGGTAAAGTCCCGCGCCGGTTCCAGTGGCGTCAATGTTGGCAAGCAAGGTCGCGTTGCCGGTGATGCCAAGGCCGAATGCCGCAAAGCCCGACACGGCCAAGGCCGCTGCCGCCTCAATCGCGGCCTGCACGGTGGTCTGCGGAATGTCTACAGTCGGTGAAAAACTGATGGCTGACGCCGCCGCGCCCGTCCCTTGCGCTGTCGGGGCGGGATCCAGCGTGTAAAGCGCCACGTCATCCGCATCGGTGACAACCGCCTTGGCATCCTCGGCCACATACCGCTGTGGCCAGAAGCCATCACCATCGGCGACAATCGGGTTCGCAGCAACGACGGTCCCCGCAACGTCGGAATAGACCGTAATCAGCGTTGACGTGCCATCCGCGTAGATGGTGGCCTTTGCCCCCGGCGCGATGTAGCCGTTCGCATCAAGCGCGCGGCCAAGGAGGATTTGATTTGCCATGCGATTTCCCTTAGATTTAGGGGATGCATCACTCGCACCCCATCGACCGTCTGGTCGTGAAGTTTCGCGCCGCACTCATCGTGCTTGCGGCCCTGTGCCTTCCGGCGTTTCTGGTGACTTACGGATTGATGGTGAGGTCAGCCTTGACCGCGTGGCCCTGGTGGGGGTCCGCGATCATGGTTGTCTCTCACTTCACTGCGCTTCTAGGGCTTTCGTCCCTGCTTGATAGCCGCCAATCGCAAAAGTCCCGGACAGAAGGCGGGCAATCCTGACAGCCTCGTCAGACTTGAGCGGCTGACCCTCAACCGCCTTCTGCACCAGTTTCAATGCAGCTTCAGCCTGTGGCCCGCGCATTTCGGTCAGGGCCTTCGCCACATCGGCGAGGACTTCCTGCTTGCGCGCCATGTCCGCTTCCGGGGTGGCCCGCGTGACAAGTTTGATAAAGGACTGGATAGTCCCCAATCCCTTCCCTTGCGCGGCATTCCCTACAACGCCAGGGGCGAGGATTTGGTTAATCTGCTGGTCTTTTGCCAGTCTGCGGGCAGAAGCCGAACCAGTCGCGATGGCTTGTCGAGTTCCAAACATTCTGCCCGCCGCGTCGATTTCCTTAAGCAGACGATCCGCCTTTCCTTCGCCCAGCACCATCACCAGCTTTTCGCGGGCATCGCGGCTGGAAAGCGTGTTGAGAAGCTTAAGCGTTTCGGTCGTGTCTGCATCGGGGTTGTCATAGGACCGGCGCACCCGCGCAAGGGTGTCGTCCACATATTCCCGGATGCCCTGCCGTGCGGCGTCCTTTGCCTCAAGGCTGGCCCCATTCATCACCTCTGCAACGCGCTCCCGCGTCATGCCGGGGCTGAACAACTTGCGCCCGGTATCCATCGCCGTTTCAGTCGCGATCTTGTCGCCGCCCAGCTTGACCGCAGTCTTATACGCAGGGACGGCATCGGAAATCGCCCCCCGCAATTCCGATGCCAGTTTTGCAGCGCGCCGCCCCTTGGCGGTGATCTTGCCCGTCAAGTCGTCTGTTTCGCTGCGCGCAATGGCGTCGAGACCTTTCTTGATCTCGTCCAGTTGCTGAACGTTCGGCATTTCCTTGAAGCTGACGTTACCCTTGCTGTCCAGAATTGCCATGATCTGCTGATTTTTGATGCCTTCGGCACGCATCGCGTCGTTGGCTTCCTTGACCGCCGCAGTAAGGGTGTCCCCGTCCACGCGCCCCAAGACTTCTTCGATGTTCCGCCCGGTGTCGTCGGCATAGTTGATTGCCGTCCCGTAGGCCATATCATAGGCCTTCTTGCGGGCGGGGGCCGTTCGCTCCGAAATGCCCTTGGCAACAGCCTTCACGCCCTTGGGAACGCCGAGGATCGTATCCATCACCGCGCCAAGCCGGGAACCTTGCTTTTCAGCCCGCCCCGTCACTGCGTCAACACCGATCCTGGCCGCCTTTCCGCCTGCGGTGATGGCGTAGTCAAGCCCCTCTCTGGTTGTTACTCCGGCGTCCGCCAGCATGGCATCAGCGCCAACCTTACGAAGGTTTGCCATAGCCGAATCAAAGTCCAAGGCGTCAACGTCCATCTTGATGATCTTCGCGGCGTCGTCGCTAATCCCCAGCGTCTTGCTGATGATGGATACGTCTTTACCTTTCAGGCGCTCAATCAGGCTGCGAAACCCCGCGCCAACCGCCGGAACTGCGCCACTGACAAGGCCGCCCAGTGCCGCGCCAACCATCCCGCGCTCTTTGGCAGACTTCAGCCGGTTTTCACCTTCTCCCGCACCATAGCCCGAAACGAAGCCTTCCACGCCTCCCGCAGTCGCTCCGGTAAGGCCAGCCGCCACGACCTGCCCCGGAAGCGTTGCAGGGGCGGCTGCTACCGCTATCGGAGCGGCTGCAAGGGCCGGAATTGATCCAACCACGCCACCGGCCATTTGAAGGCCAAGGGATGTTTTTGGGTTCTGGCGGTCCATAGCCTCCATGACCGCGCGCTGTTGCCCTTTCGCTCTATCGCCAAGGCCAGTGTCACCCGTCAGAGCACCTACTGCATTCCCGATTGCCCCGGTCAATTCGTCTGCATACTCGCCGATGAACGGCAGACCCTGGTTGAACTTTGTCAACCCGCTAAGCGCATTCCCCGCCCCAGAAATGACCATCTGGTCTTGGGTTTTCTGATCAATCTCTGCTTGTCGGGCTTCTTGCTCCGGCGACAAATTGAGCGTACCCGCCTTGGCCGCCGCAATCCGTTCGCGCGTGGTCATACCGTCTGGGCCAGCTTTGCCTTGATCCCCAACCATTTTTCGCAAGGCGGCAAGCGCCCCTTCGGCGGTCTCGCCCTCGACGCGGTATTTTTTCCCGTCCGGGCCGGTAATATCAAACTTCGCCATTACTCGACTGCCTCGATGGTGTAGCCATCAACAACCGTTTTCCCCGCCGGGGCCGTTGCATCACCCTTAGGTGCCTTAAATCCGTCTTGCGGCTTGCCGCCATCGCCCGCCTTGGGCAGCTTCGCCACAACAGCCGCGTCCGCCCGCGCCGCCGCTTCGATCTGCTGCGGATTCATGCCAGCTTTGATAGCCTCAACAGCGCGCAAGCGGGCCTCTTTCTTGTAGGCCAGTCGCTGCGGGCCGTCACCGGGCTGGGGAAGATAGGTTTCACCGTAAAGCGATTGCTCCCCTGGGGTGATTGCTGCCCCTGTGTCCTTGCGCAAGATCGCCTGCAAGAACTCGTCGCCCGCCGTCTTGGCGGTCTGGTATGCGTCGGATTGCAGGTAGTTTCCGACTAAAGGCAGCATCCCGACTGCCTTGTCTTGTAGCGACCCAAGATCGTCCGCTACAGTGCCGGTTTCGGTCTGACTTTCCAGCTTGTCCAAGGCCCCTTGGGCGCGTGTGACGTAAACGTTGTCCTTGCTTTGGGCCTCGGTGAACTTTGCCGACGTTCCAGGCCCGCCCTGCACCATGATTGGCTTGCCATCCGGCCCCATGACCACGGTTTCCTGCATGGCCCCCTGACCAACAGGCTTAGGCCCGCCTTCCGCGCCCAGGTCGAAGATCGTGCCACCAGCGACCTTGAACCTGTCGTTCGGGTTGATCGTCGGAATTTCAAACGCCTTCATCGCATCAAGCACCCCTTCCACGCTTGCCGCATGGGCCGGAAACTCCGCGAACGGAAACTCCGCAGGGTCAATGCCGCTCTTTTGCAGAAAGGCGTTGTATCCCGCCTCATCCTTGTTCTGATAGAAGAACGCAGCCCCGGACAGGGCGTCTGACATGGCCTTGGCTTCCGCCGCCAGTTGACCCGCCGTCAGCTTGTCCTGTTGAGCGGCCAATGCTTCGGTTGCCGATGCCTTCGCCGCGTCGCGCTTCATCTGCATTTCTTCGGCAGAGAAGGCCAAGTCCTGCCGCTGCCCCTGAATACCGAGGAGGTTGCTCTGCGCAGCCATAGCCGCGCTGGGGTCCATGCCTGCCAATGCGTTCAAGGCCCCCTGATCCCCGGCCAGAATGCCAGCGCCCTGCGACTTGTAAAGCTGCGCAAGGGCGTTCTGGCGCGACAAGTTAATCTGGTTTTCCGCAGCCGCGCGGCCACGGTCCATCGCGCCCAGAATGTCAGGGGCCTGGCCCTGAAGAATGATGCTCGCGTCCATGTGTTACCCCATCGCCAATGCGTTGCGACCGCGCCGCTTGTTCATGAACATTTCAGGGTCAAGGCTCATATCGACCCACTGCATTTGTGGCGCTTGCATCTGGGCCAAGGCGTTTTGGCCTTGCTGCGCGGGCATTCCCGCTGGCCCGGCAAGTGCGTTCTGCGGCATGTTCGGATCAGCCGTGATGCCCGCATACTTTCGCGCCGTCGCAAGCGTGGCGTCCAAATGCGGAACCCCAGGGCGTTCCCAGTGGTTTGTAAAAAACTCTGCTGCCTGTACCGCGTCTTGCGCTCCCAGCACCTTTTGCCATGCGCCCTTTTCGGTGTTGGCGTTCTCCCACATCAGGAAATCCAACTGCATTTCCGGGTCATTGACTGGAACGCCCTTGTCTGCCGCAAATGCCTCAAGTTGCTTTCTGCGGGGGCCTGTCCATTGTGCTAGACCAAAACCGCCACGCGAACCGGCAACGGTAGGGCTGACTTCATTGATGCCAGGGTCAAGGCGGCTTTCGCCGTTCAGGCGGGCAGTTACCCCCTGCGCCACGTGCAATGGAACGCCACGCTTGACCAATCCGCTGATGACGTACTGCGGATCAAGGCCAGCCATCAGAATCCCCACATCGCGCTGCGCGGGGCCTGCCCGTTCGCCGCGTTCATCTGCTGCTGATAGTTCCAGGCCCCGAGGCCGTTCTGAATGCCGCCGGTAATGGCGTTCCCCATCCCGATAGCGCCCGCCGCCTGTGCGTTGCCGATGTTGCCAAGGGCGTTCGACACGCCTGCTGCGGCTTGCTGCGAAGCCTGCCCGCTCATCTGCGCAGCGCCCATGCCGGTATCGGCCCGCGCGCCGAGACGCGACAGATAGTTGCCGTATTCGTTTGATCCGTAGTCCTGCCCATATTTCAGCAAGTCCCGCATGGCCGCGCCGGAATACAACCCACCGCGCGCCGCAGCGCCCGCCTGAAGGCTGTCCTGCCCCTGCTGAAGCCGGAAATCATAGCCCGGCGTCTTGGTGTAACCGCCGTATTCCGTCCCGCCTGTCTTGTTGGCGTTGGCGTAGGCTTGCGCCTCATCCATCGTGTTGAAAACCTGCCCGTTGACCCGGTATCTCGTCACGCCCGAACCGCGCGTCAGGAAGGTGTTGCCGCCGACGCCCTCGGTGAACGTCTCGACCATCGGGGCCGTGCCGCCGATCATCGGGCGGTTCCCAAGCCCCAATTCAAAATCAAGCGCCTGCTGCGCCGTTACCCCGCCCGTGCGGTAGGGCGCAAGGTCGCCCCGGACGATGTCGCGCGTTTCCCTCTGGAAAGCGATGTCCTGATTGGCCGCCGCCGTTTGGGCCTTGGCCGCCTTTTTGGCCGCAGCGCCCTGGATAAGCGCTCCGCCGATTGCTGCAACTGCACCCAATTAACCAATCCTCCCGAATTCGCCATGCAGCGCGCGACTTGCCTTCACGTAAGCAAAGTGCGCTGCGGTTGGGCAGCCGAAGTGTCCAAGGTTGCGCGATTTTCCGTGCAACATGATGTGGGATTGCCATTTGGCGCTTGGAACATGCCAAGAAACGCCCTCTATCCTGATTTCCCGCATGTCCACCCCAATAGAATGACCGGCTCCGCAAGCGGCAACCGACCGTCAATTTCAAACCCCACGCGGCGGCTCATCGCCAACACCGCGCGATTGTCTTCTCGAACCCATCCGATGATGCGCTCTGCCCCGACTTCCGCCGAAAACGCCTGCAAAACAGCCTTTGCCGCGCCGTCGCAGCGGCCCTTGGCTTCCTTCAGCGTTCCGACGTGGACCATCCACACACCGGGCCAAAGATGCTGGTGAAACGCCCCGCAAACCCCTTCGCAGGCGCGGAATTGCATCCAGTCGCTGTCCCTTATGTCGCCGTGATAGGAATGCCAGAAGTAATCGACCGCCTCCGCAGCCGTCAGAACCCGGATCAAGCGTCCGCTGCCACCAGAACGCGGGCCTGATACTTCTGAACATCGGTCCCGTTGGTCATGCTGACCTCGCACACCGCCTGCTTGAAGTATCCCTGACGGTCCAGCGCCGGAAACTCCGCAGTCTGCGCCGCCGTCAGCCCGATCTGGATCAGACCAGCCGCATCCGCCGTCACGCTCACTGTGACAATCGGCTCCGAAGTGCTGGCAATCCACCGGTTACTTCCGGTAACTGCCTTCAGGCTGCGCTTGAACGTCGCCGTGCCGGTCCAGCCGGTCCAGTCCTGCCCTTGAACGGTGAAATCGTATGCGAAGGGTTCCCCTTGGGCGATTTTCATGGGCGGAAGTTGGATCATCTGAACACCGCCACAGAGACAGTTGAGGAGTCGGTCAATGTAAACGACGAGTTGGCCGTTCTGATCCTGACAAGAGAGGCCGTGCGCGCCGTGATATTATCCGCCGGAACCGCTACAGGAACGGTCGCGCTATCGCCGGAACTCACGAAAACCGCATAGTTTGCATCAGGCATGGCTGTCGTGAAGTTGATCGTGTAATCGCCAGTCCCGTTGTCGGTGATTGACGATACATTCCCAGACTCCCGGATTGCCACGGTCCCGGTCCCGTTGAAATTCACCCAAGCCCGACAGGCATAGCGTGGCGCGGCCCCGGTTGCCGTGATCGCCACAGCTTCCAGCGCGGCAATGTCGGCATTCGCAGCGGTCTCGAAGGCTGCAAGGTCAGCCGCTTGCGCGTTCAGAAGCCCTTGAAACGCCTCAAACCCAGCCTGCGTCAGCGTGCCGTCCGCAGTCACGTATTTGGTATCGGTTCGCAGCGGCAACATCAGATCACCACGTCAATCTCGGACAGAAGCGGAATGTCCACTGTGGCCGACTGGGAAATCTCAATCGTAGCCCGCCGGAACTGCCCCAACTGCCGCCAGACAAGCCGGGTTTCGTATTGCCCAGCCGCCCCCACACCTCGATCTTTCGGCGCTCCGAATGTGATGCCGTCCCGCGATGTTTTCAGCGTGACCTTTGCTTCCGTAGCATCGCCGTCGCCTTGAATATCCCCGTCAATGCGCGGGAAAGCTTCCACCTTAGACACGATGAACCGCTCGCCGGTTTCCAGGGTCCGCGACACATACCGCCGCACCATCGGGCTGCCAAAATCAGTACATGCGTCCGTCAGAAGCGCGATTTTGCCCGCGTCCGTCCCGACGTACCAATTCGTCCCGACTTTGACGGCGGCTCTGACTTGCCAAGGCATGTCATCCTGCGACCGTTCGTGCCACTCACCCGTCGCCGTATCATAGCACCACGCAAAGGTGTCACTGAAGGCAAGACAGATAAACCCATGCCCGCGCTGCTCGTAGTAGAACATCCGGGACGGGCCGAGGCGCTGGATTGCAACCTCAACCGGCGGCGTTGAAATCGGCCCGACCCCGAACACGTAAACCCGGCCATCCGACCCGACAAAAGCCATCCCATTCGGGAAGGTCACGATCAGCCCGTAGGCCGCAAGCCCCGGCTCCTCTTGCGCGCCGCCGATCCTCTGGAAGGCGTCTGGGCCCGATAGCCCCGTCACCGCCCACCGCTCAAATCCCGTGGCCTTGAAGATGTACAGCGCATCCTTGAACGCAATCAGGCGAATGATCGGGTCTGGCGTGATTTCTGCGCTGGCAAAGTCCAGACCGCTCCATGTCGTTGGGTCCGCAAGGGCTGACCATCCGAACACCCGCGTTCCGTAGTCGGACACGATCACGTAGCCGCCCAGATAGGCCACAGAAGCCGGGTTCGGTACGTTGCCAGGGACAATCGTCGCAAGCGTCGTGCCATTCCAGTGCCAGTATTTCCGGCCCGCTACAGCGACAACATAGCCCGTCGATTGGTCAAGCCCCGCAATCTCGTCCGTTGCCTCGACATCGCCGATCAGCGACACCGTGCCGTCCGTTGTCACGCGGTGCAGGTTCGTCCCGACAATCGCCATGATGCCATCGTCAAAGTTGGACATGGCCCGCACGAACACCGCCCCTACCTCTGCGAAATCCTGCATTCCCGGCACGGCCCGCAACACGCTTCCAGCGCGCCCGCCAGGAACCATTGGCTCGGAGTAGCCGTTGATCAGCCGGGACGGGTTTCCAGCGGGGTTGTCCGCGTCCCGTGCGCTCTGGCCTGCGAATTGAACCTTAGGCATTCCAGAAGCCTCTACGGCGGGTCAGCGTCAGGTCAAATTTGCTGGTAGGGATGATCAGGAACGCCGCAGAAAGCCGTTTCTTGAACTCTGACGGGCTGAAGTTGGCAGGGGCGGTGTAGTCGGGCGAGAGCCGTTCAGCGAGAAGGTAGATACACCCCTCCTCAAACTGCGGCTCCATCGAAAAAACGTCCGCGAGTTGCAGGTCAATGTGACCGATGTCGATGCCGTCCAGAAGCCAGCCGTGCATCATGCGGTTCAGCGCGTTGATGCCGTTGTCCGCCTGATCCGCCGTCATGGCTTCGTCAGAGGCGACGATGCCCAGCTTGCGGAATGCGGCTTCGACTATGTCGCGGGCTGTGGACATGGGATCACCTGCAAAAAGGTGGGCGGGGCCATTACAGCCCCGCCCGTTGATGTTAGGATGTCAGGCGCATCCCGCGACGCGGATCGAGGACGATAGGCTTCCACAGCATGTCGAAGCGCATGTTCTCGGCCAGCGTGTTGCCGTCCACCCAAGACGAGACGGACATGGTGACATGCTCGCCCGAAACGGTGGAGGTCTTCAGGCCTTCGCCCGACGGGATGTCCAACGGGCGCGAAACCAGCGCGATGGCCATCGGGTCAAGCAGCAGAGACTGCCGGTAGGCGGTCGCCGAGGAACCTGTCTTGATCGTCAGCGCCGCGTTGTCGGCGGGCTGCGCGTTGACGGTCTGGAACGCACCCGAGATGATGATCGGGGGCGAGATGGTCGCGGTCAGGTTGCCCGAGCCGTCCGAAGCCGCATCCGACAGGACGGTGAATGTCTGCAGGCGTCCGGTCGAGACCTTGGTGTTCGGGTTGACCGCGAAAACGTTCGCGATGGTGAACACATCGCCAGCCTTCAGGCGGTTTGCCGCAGCGGCAGTCCAGCCATCGGTGATCAGCGATTGCGACCAAGTATCCTTGGCTGTCGCATAGGTCACGGCTTGGGCGCCGCCGTTGACCAGCGGGGTGCCGCCCAGGGTGCCGACGGTATGGGTCGGCGCGAACACCGTCTCATAGTTGTCGAACCCGGCGTAGCGGCCCACCTTGGCCATCTCCAGGGCCTTCTTGTTGTTGCCGTCCACATAGGTGCCCTGGATCAGCGCCGCGAACTTCGCGGACACGGCGGGGCTGTGGAACGCCATGCGCCCCGAGACGGTGTTGCCGCCATCGGTGAAGATCGCGCCAGCGTCGGCAAGGGCGGCATAGGTCGCCGGGGGGGTGCCCGGAGTGCCATCGAACCAGTAGAAGGCCGGATAGAGCGCGGCGATGGACGCCTCGATCTTCTCCGCCGCGCGCCGCGCCATCGGCTGCAGGATTTGCTGCGAATAGCGGTCAAACGACAGGGTCCGGTCAAGCGCGCTGATGGACACCTTGTTCGACCAAGTCTGGTCCATCTGCACGGTGACGGTGCCCTCGGTGATGTCCTCCGAGAAGGCCGACAGGTCAAGGTTGTTGTCCTGGCCTAGGTATTGCATCTGACGACGCACCTTGACCGAACCGCCGGACTTGACGGTCTCGTTCTCAAGGTTGTCGGTGCCGACCGCCTTGCCGAGAACAAGTTCGTTTTCCATCAACCGGACCAGCTCTTTCGAGATGGCCGATACTGTGAAGAAACTGTTTGCCATGTTTCACCTCCTCAGGTGATTTTTCCGCCGCCCTCACGCCACTTCACCCAGTCGGTGTAAGACATGTTTTCGGGGTTGCGGGATGCCGCCGTCGATCCCCGCACGGGGCTGATCGGATCGGGGGCCTTGGTTTCGGTTCGTGGTTTCGGCTGAACGATACCCGCCTCAATTCGGCCAATCGCCCTCGCTGCCTCAACCGGGTTCATTGCTGCGATCTGCGCGGCCAGCGCGCGGTTTTGGCCGAGGTGATAAGCAACATCCGGGCCAACATCAGAGGTCAGGATCAGGTCAGTCATGACCGGCGAAGGCTCCCACCCACGCAGCGCAACCGTCTCAAAATCCGCGTATCTGGACTTGGCCTCGTCACGCGCCACGGCCCAGGATTGCTCCAGGATGGCGCGTTCTTTCTTGCTGATTTCCTCGGCACGGTCCTCAGCAGCTTTCGCTGCATCACCGGCATTCTTCGCTTCACGCTCCCGATCCTCTTGCCGCGTTCCCCAAATTCCTTTGGCGACCGCGTATTCAATGGGATCGGGAAAATCTTCTTCCTTCGGCGGGGCGCTTTGCTTCGCCACGTCAAGAAGTGCTTGGCGCCGTGCGTTGGCTCTTTCGGCCTCTGCTTTCGCGTCATCACGCTCCACCTTTAACTGGGCGCGATAGGCCTTTTCCTTCTCGCGCTTCAGTTGTCGTTCGGTCTTTTCTTTGGGTTCTTCACCCTCGGGCACCTGGCCTTCGACCTGGCTTTCCGTCGTCTCCACCTTCGGCGTTTCGACAATAGCTTCCGCACCGGCCTCTAGGGCCGACCCTTGAATGTCTTCCATCGGTTCCTCGCTTAGAAGGGTTATATGCCCGCGTGTTGCAGGGTCATCGCGTGGGCGGTCTGCGCAACTGCGCCTTCCACCATGTTCCGAACCTCGCCCGTCTTGACGGACAGTTCGAATTCCAGCAGCGCCGCCTCGGCCTCAGCCTTGCGCGCCTTGGCTTCCGCCTCTTTCGCCTCGGCAACCGCTTTCGCCTTGGCGATGGCCTGCGCTTCTTGCTGCATCTGCATTTCTTGCTGCGCCTGCATTGCCTGCGCCTGCTTGGCTTGCATCTGCTCTGGCGTCATTTCCTCGTCGGATTCCTCGGCCACACCGGGCGGAAGCATCTTGCGCAAGCGTTCAGCCGCGCGGTCCGCATGTTCCCACTCCATCGTGCTGACATACAGGTCTCCGATCAACTGCGCCGCGCCAGGAACCGCTTGCAGAAGCGATTGCAAGCCCTGCTGCGTCTCTTCGCGCTTGGCCGAGTAGGACGGGCCGACGGACACGTTCACGTCATAGCGGCCAGCGGTCATGTCGTTGTATGTCTGCGGCCCTTGCGCGGTCATCACCAGCGCGTTGATCGTCTCCATCTTCTCTTGGCCGTCCTCGCCAAGCACCCGCACAATCCGCTGCGTGTCATAAATCCGGGGGATCATGTCCACCAGAATGCAGCCGGTGTGCGTGATGGCCTTGACCATGTTGTCGGCGTAGATGCTGGTCGCGTTCTGGCTTTCCTCTTTGCGCGCCAGGATAGCGCGCCCGCTGGTTTCGTTCGACCTCGCCCCCAAGCTGGCGTCGTAAATGCCGGTCGTGCGCTTGATGTTCTCCGCCGCCATCTGCATTTGCAGTTGCAGGGCTTGGGAAGCGACAGGCGGCTGCATCCGGGATGGCATCCCGCCAGCTTCCGGGTCCGAGTTGTAGACCACATACGGGCGATTCCTCGTGCCCATTTCAGCCCAGATGTCTTCAAGCCCCGCAATCTGTTTGGTTGACACCATGAACGGCGCTTTAGGCTGTGCCGCTGTTACCTCCGCATCCGTAGAAGCGGCGTAGTTGAACATCCGCTGCGGGTCTTTGGCAAACCGGATCACGCTGGAGCGATACGTCTCCTCGCCAAGGTGCCATTCCTCGCCCGTCACAGCGACGATGGGGATATACCGGCACGGGAATTCCATCGGCCCTTCAAGCACGTCAGCCCCGGTGATCTTGGCCCACATGACCTGCGGGTCTTTCACGGTGCGCTTGCGCTTCAGTTCCACGCCCTTGGGGAACGGGCCGCGAATGACCTTCCCCGAAGGCAGAAGCGCGATCTCGTGTTCTTTTTCCTCGATCCAGAAGTATTCGGCAACGGTAACGCTGTCCGAAGTCATCCACTGCTCGAAATTCGGCAGCTTGTGGTCGCTGGTAATCGCAGACACCTGCGCGTCTGGATACTGCGCCTCAAACTCCTCCTTCGGCATTTCCGCCACGACGAAACCATACCGCGCATCCTTGCGGGTCGGGTCTTTGGCGAAGGGGTCCAGGAACACAGAGAACGGGTTGAACACCCGCTCAATCTTCAGTTCTTGGTCGAACGTATCGCCGTCGGCATAATCTGCCCGAATGCGCCAGTAGCCGATGGACGACGCAGCCGCGCTTTCCGTCGCGGCCTCATACACGCTGGAGGCATCGGACTTGTTCTCGATGTGCCGGATCATGCCTTCGATGACTTCGGCGGTATCCTTGTTGGCCGCGCTGTCCGCCGCCGTGACCTTGATTGCCGGATTGAGCGACCGGATTTGCCCCGTCACCTGCCGCACGTTCTGGGCAAGGATGTTGATCGTCAGGCAGGGGCGGCCATCGGCCTCGCGCTCGTTACGCTCCTCTTCGGGCCACTGATCGCCAACAACGTTGCGCAAGTCATCTTCGGCCCGCTCCCGGTGCGGCTGTTCTGCGCTGTAAGCCTCGTCCATCCTTGCGCGGGCAAGGCGGATGATGGCGTCGTTCTTGTCTTCAGCCATTATCTAGACATCCAACCCCTACGCTTCGGGATAGCAAACCGCGACGGATCAACCGCGCGGGTTGTCATCGCCGGGAACAACTCGGTCATTGCCCACACTAGCGCGTCCACGCGGTCGGGGCTGTAGCCTTGCGCCTTGCGGTCGAAGTCCACCGTGAAGGCACACATCTGGTCCTCTAGTGCCGGGAACTCCTGCGCATGGCGAACCTTGCCCTGCTCATACAGCGCGGCAACTGGTTCGGCCCTGACATGCTTTGCCCTTGTCGCCGTGACCTTGCGCACGGGGATTGTTCGGCCCCGGCTTTCAGCCTTGATCAGCGCCTCGACCATATCGCCGCCTTGGTTCACCTCGGCGACAATGCAATCTGCGCCGAACGTGTCATACAAGCTGATCGCGCGCCGCGCCCACTCCTCGGGGCGGAACTTGCCGCTTTCATCTGCCAGCACATAGCCGCGCTGGTCGCCACCAAGGCCCGCAACAACAATGCCAGTCTCGTCCGACCCCGTGTTGTTCGTGGTCGCTGGGTCTAGCGCGATGACGATCCGGCCATACTCTGGCAACTCGTCGCGCTTGATCCAGCCGCGCCGCCACAGGGCGTTATCGTCGTCCGCCGTGAAGGCCCCGTCATAGAAGCGCCGCCGCATCCGCTCGGGCAGAGCCGCAAGGGCTTGCAGGTAGTCCGCTGGCAGGTTGTCGGCGTTGTCCACCGGGTTGATGGTCATGTGCCGATATTGTTCGGCGTGGTGCGGCACGGGCCGATTGTCTGCCGGGTGAAGGCCGTTGACCCAGATTTGATAGGTCCAGTGCGCCGCAACCGTCGGGTTGAGGTCCACATACAGCCGCAATGGAAGCCGCTTGCCGTTGGTCTGCATGACCACTTGCGCCAAGCGGGTCTGGACCACGCTAAATGCCTCAAGCGTGATCTGCGAAGCTTCGTTCAAGTAGATGGTGCAGAATTCCTTGCCCAGCACCTTGTCCAGTCGGGCCTTGTCCTTCAGTCCAGCAAGCCAAAGCTGCGAACCGTTGGGAGCTTCGTAATAGCCGTCCTGGTCATGCCATTTCAGCACAAGGCCGGGGTAAGCCAGCCTCAGCACCGAGGGGATGGTTTCGTTGCCGATGGATTGCTTTGCGTCGATCCCGTCGTTGCGGAACACGACGTGCCGCGACCCCGGCGCTTTGATCATCCGCGTGATGATGGTGTAGATCGTCAGGAACGTCTTGCCCGACCGCGAACCACCGTAGATCAGGAAATACTTGGCAGTCGTCGCAAAGACAGCCCGCACTTCTTTCTGGCGGGGCGTCAGTTCAAAGGTCTGCGTCGTCGCCGCTGATATTGACGGTGAATCCAACATTGCCGGTCAGGTCCACCTTGTCGCCATACTCTTTCGCGTTCCACTTGCCGATTAAGCGCAGACGGGTGTCGATCCGTAGACGCCGATGCTGAACGTCGTCTCCGTTTCCGCTATCCGCAATCTCAAGGCACTGGTCCGCTAGAGCGTGGGAGCCATCCGCGCGCGCGTGTGGAATTGCGTCATCGAAGTCCTTATACCGCTTGCGCCACCGCAGAACCGTTGCATGGCTCGGAACGTCATCATCCCTGCAAATGGACAAAAGTGACCGGCCTTCTGACAGTCGCTCAAGTATCTTGTCCCGAAGTTTTTCTGTGTATCCGTCTTCGGCCATCAGACATACGCAAGCTTTGATGTGATGAGCCTTTGCTCTAGCGCGGCGATGGTGCCGTTCTTCCGGGCCTGATGTTCAACGCGCTTCAGCATAGCGGTTGCATCTTCCATCTTGCGCGCCCTTAGCGTGTCCCCCAGACCCTCGAAATATTTCCTGTTTGCGCCAAACTTCCGGTAGACCTGCCACAAAACCTTAGACCGGGCAGCCGCCACTTTTGGACCGTTTGCCGCTCGCACTTCCGGCGCACAAAAGGGCTCGTCCCCGCCGTCAGCAATGTTGAGCAGCCGGTCTCCGCGCGCCCTTGCCCCAGCAATCAACCTGCGTTCGGCTTCTGCCCAGTCACCACAATCCGCTTCGAGGATTACCAGTCCTGGCTTGCCAACCTTGCGCAGCCAGCAATACAGCGGTGTGTGCCTGCGCATTTCCCGCATGTGACCGCGTAGCCGCTTTTCGGGATCGGCTGCCTTGCCGATGTATCGCAACTCCCCGGTCTCCGGGTCAGTTAGACCGTATATGCTGGCCATCGGATGCTCCGGGCGGCGCTGTGGCTGCCTCTGGTTTCATGAAATCTAGCAAGTCGTCCAGCCAGCGCTTGCCTTCTGTGAAGTCGATGCCGCCGTCCATTGCCGCGCGAAGGGCCTCTTGCCC